AATGGAAGGTAGTTCTGGAGGAGTTTTATATGTAGGTGCATCTCCTTACTCAGCAGTTTTTGGAAATGAAAATAATTATCCAGTTCAATTTGGAACTAATAATGCCATAAGGATGACCATCACCTCAGGCGGCAACGTGCTGATTGGAACGACAACGGATACAGGCGCAAAGTTAAATGTTATGGGGTCGTACATGAATTACCCTGTAAGTATTGAAGCAATGGCAGGAGGAGGTCAATTAGCTTTAACTAGAGGAGGTGCTGTAGCTGAATTCTATATGGGTGGAAGTACAGGAGGTGGCACTCAACTATATGTAAGGTCAGGAGGAAGTGGAGGAGTTAGATTGGATGCTGGTTCTACAGGATGGGTATCAGCATCTGATATAAGATTAAAGGATATTAAAAAGCCTATAGAAAAAGCAGTTGAAAGTTTGTCAACACTTCAAACAGTCTACTATTCTTGGAAGGATTCAGACAATAAAAGTCTACATATTGGATTAATTGCTCAAGAAGTTGAGAAAGTTTTTCCTGAGTTAGTTTCAGAATCTTCTATAGATGGAATGAAAGGAGTAAATTATACTGAATTAATACCTGTTATAATAAAAGCAATACAAGAACTAAACAAAAAAATAAACGCATGAAAACAATCGAACCCGTCTCAATCTGGGACAACGGACAAGTACTAGAGGCAACTATCTTAAATGCCTACGCTGTAAATGTTACACTAGGAACAAGTGCGACATTCTATTATCAGCTATTTTCTCAAACAGTTGAGGGTAATGTAGCTCAACAAGTGGCACAAGGAAACTTGAGCATGACTGGTGAAGCATACGCTCAATGGGAAGTGGACTCCTACGCATGGGACTGGGTAGCAGCACAGCTGAACCTAACCATCACTGGTGACTATGTACCACCAGTTCCTCCTGCACCTGAGCCTACTCCTGAGCCACCTGTAACCGCTGAATAATCATGGCAAAGATAAGCTCATACTCTACAGACGCAAGCGTCTCATATAGTGACAAGCTCATTGGTACTGATGCTGAGGACAGCAACGTAACCAAGAACTACACTATCGGAAGCATTTTATCTATGCCTCTACCATCGGTGCCTGTATACGCTAACAACGCAGCAGCACTAAGCGCAGGGCTTGTGGCAGGGAACGTGTACAGAATTACAGGAACAGACCAACTAGGGGTGGTGCATTAAGCACTCCCCTATTAAAATTTAATCTAATGGACATAAGAAAGATATCGGTAGGCCCTGACTATAAGGGCAGCGCAATGCATTACATTGTGGGGCAACGAGTGCTAGGCGACTCCAATGAAATACATCTAATTAAATTTGATGAGGCAAAGAACTCCTTCAAGATATTTATTATTAACGATAAATTAGAGGTAGTGCTTTGGAAAGAATTTAATTCTACAATACCCGTATCTATCGAATACAATATTAATATCTAATGAAATCCCCATTTTACTTTATTGCAAAGCCCATAAACGGCAAGAGGTACGACAACACAAAAGACATCGGTGGCATAGAGCTAATAGTAAGCACATCTGAGGAGGACCACAAGTTCTCCAATAGGTTCGCTGAAGTAGTGGAGACACCACTAGGATACAGAGGGCCAATTAAAATTGGAGACACCTTACTAGTTCACCACAATGTCTTTAAGTTTTACAATGACATGAAGGGTCGTCAAAAAAGCGGTAAGTCGTTTTTCAAAGATGACCTTTTTTTCATTGAGCCCGACCAGTTCTTTATGTATAAAAGCAATGGAACATGGAACGCTTACGACAGGTACTGCTTTGTCAAGCCAATTAAGGCTACTGATAGCTACATCAAAAAGCCAATCAGTGAAGAGCCTTTAGTTGGCATAATGAAGTATCCAAATGAATACCTCTTAACCAAAGGCGTGAAAGCTGGGGACATGGTCTGCTTTAGTCCTGATAGTGAGTACGAGTTTACTGTTGATGAAGAAAAACTTTACAGAATGTTTGACCATCAGATAACAATTAAACTATGAATTTACTATCTTTTGACAACGTACTACAAGACCCCGCATATTATGTATCCGAGATTTATTTATACGGATTTCAGGACGTGGCAGATGGACAGAACATCTTCAGAAACATACAGCCTAGAGGAAATCACGATGACTTTGCCAAATATCTATCTAAATTATTTCCTGATTATAAGGTAGAGTTTAATTTTGTGAGGAGGTCTCCATTGAATCAGGAGGAACCAAACTTTATTCACACGGATGAAATGATGGGAGACATCACTTGCATTCTGTATTTAAATGAGATGTGCCCAGTTGATGATGGCACCACAATATATGACAAAGACAATAACCCATTGGTTGTGGTCTATTCAAAGTTCAATAGGATGATTGCTTTTAATTCTGACTTGCCCCACTCTAGAAATCTGTTCGAGAACTTTGGAGAAGGTGAGTCAGCTAGATTAATTCAGGTTGCGTTTTTAAAGTACAAAAAATGAAAGACGTAAAAGAAATCAAGCTTAGAATTATTGCCGCAGGATACAAGGCAGTGGATGAATTGATTAAGGTAGCAGAAGAGAGTGTCGTAAAGAGTGGCGATGTGGAAGGTGAGCTTGCCGCAGACAGGTTAAAGAATGCAGCGGCTACAAAAAAGTTAGCAATATTTGATGCGTTTGAGATTCTCAACAGAATAGAATCAGAGAAAGAAAGCTTAGAGGCGATAGATAAAGGTGTAAGTAGAACTGATACTAAACAAGGATTTGCAGAGCGAAGGTCAAAACAGTAGTCTGTGTAGGGTCATAAAGGATTGTATTCCTCCTGCAGTAGTCTCTAATAAGAATAGAGTGATGTCGTGGCTCTACGGTTACAACGAGCAGTACGATGTTGTCGTCATTTCTAAGAATGGCAAGATAGGTGAGGTGATAGAAATCTCAGGCTTAAAAATTGCTTTGCCTATAGCTCCTGAAAAGTGTCCTGCAAGACACCCATCTAAATCCGAGCAGTACTGGGAACGAGAGGACATCCCTAGAGAACTAGCCAAGATTCAATCCATATTCCAATGGAACGAAAAGCCAAAGGAGTTTAAGGACAGGTGGGTAGACTACATCGAGCAGGAGTTTGACCGCAGAGAGCAAGGCTATTGGTTTATGAACAATGGTGTGAAGACCTATATCACGGGCTCACATTATATGTATCTCCAGTGGTCTAGCATTGACGTAGGATATCCTGACTTCCGTGAAGCCAACAGAATCTATTGGATATTTTGGGAGGCCTGTCGTGCCGACCCCCGGTCATTTGGCATGATATACCTAAAGATTAGACGCTCAGGATTCTCGTTCATGTCATCATCTGAGTGTGTCAACATAGGCACGCTTGCACGTGATGCACGTATCGGCATCCTATCAAAGACAGGTGCTGATGCTAAGAAGATGTTTACTGATAAGGTAGTGCCTATTAATAGCAGGCTCCCATTTTTCTTCAAGCCTGTTATGGATGGTATGGACAAGCCTAAGACGGAGCTTGCGTATAGGGTACCTGCTTCAAAGATAACAAAAAAGAATATGTATGACGTTGATAGTCAAGAAGTTAAAGGTCTTGACACAACAATAGATTGGAAGAATACAGAAGAGAACTCATACGATGGTGAGAAGTTATTGTTTTTAGCCCACGATGAAAGTGCAAAGTGGGTCAAGCCAAACAACATCTTAAACAATTGGCGGGTAACAAAGACCTGTCTAAGAGTAGGTAGTAAGATTATTGGTAAGTGTATGATGGGGTCTACCTCAAATGCATTGAGTAAGGGAGGAGACAATTATAAGAAGTTGTATGAGGACTCACGTCTCGATTCGCGAAATGCAAATGGTCAGACCAAAAGTGGAATGTATGCCTTGTTTGTTCCTATGGAATGGAATATGGAAGGATTTATAGACATACACGGGATGCCTGTATTTAGAAAACCATCATCTCCTGTACGTGGTGTAGACGGAAACGATATAATAAACGGAGCCATAGACTATTGGGAGGCTGAGGTTGATTCGCTTAAAAGCGACTCAGATGCCTTAAATGAATTTTATAGACAGTTCCCACGTACGGAGAGTCACGCATTTAGAGATGAGAGCAAGTCATCTTTATTTAATTTGACCAAAATATACCAACAGATAGATTATAATGACTCCTTAATTAAGGAGCACCACATAACAAGGGGAGGTTTTCATTGGAGAGATGGGGAAAAGGACTCAAAAGTTGTATGGACTCCCGATAATAAGGGTAGGTTCCTCCTTAGTTGGATACCAAATAGCAATTTACAAAACAATATTATTACTCGTAATGGGGTGAAATATCCCGGAAACGAACATCTTGGTACATTTGGCTGTGACTCATACGATATATCTGCAGTAGTAGGGGGAAGGGGCTCTAATGGGTCTTTACACGGTATGACTAAATACCACATGGACGAAGCACCCGTAAATCAATTCTTCTTAGAATACATAGCTCGCCCACAAACAGCAGAGATATTTTTTGAGGAAGTGCTTATGGCGTGTGTATTTTATGGGATGCCTATACTTGTGGAGAATAACAAACCAAGACTATTGTACCACCTTAAGAATAGAGGTTACAGAGCATTTTGCGTTAATAGACCCGACAAGCAATATGCTAAACTTACCAAGACTGAGCGTGAGCTTGGGGGTATACCTAACTCATCAGAGGATATTAAACAGGCACACGCATCAGCTATTGAGTCTTATATTGAGAAGTTTATTGGTATGGACTTAGCAGGAAATTATAGAGACTCTGATGAAATGGGTACAATGCCATTTACAAGGACACTTGAGGATTGGGCAAAATTTGATATAAATGACCGAACAAAATTTGATGCTTCAATTAGTTCAGGGTTAGCCATTATGGCAAATCAAAAACACGTATATTTACCTGAGAAAAAAGAATCGAAAATAAGTATTAATTTCGCAAGGTATACTAATAGCGGGAATACAAGTCAACTTATTAGATGAAAGATATAGCAGTTAATATATCAGCTACCGGATTTCCGGGTCAATTTGTTTCAGATGCCGAGAAAGCTTCTGATGCATTTGGACTTCAAGTAGGTCAAGCCATACAATATGAATGGTTTAG